AAGACTAGAGCAACGGGTATCTTCATATCAGCCATCGTTACCTCTTAAAGAACTTCTGTACGCCACGCACACCAAAGGACGCTGATATGGCGATACCTAAACTGTAAAAATACCAGTCTGGGGCTTTGGAGAGCTGCTCAAAACCGCTATCTACCCAACCCTCAGTACCGGGGACAAACGCCAAAACAAGCGGTATAGACAGGACAATTACGAACCACTCGTCTTTCCAACTCGATTGAGAGCCTTGCGCCATTATGCGCTCCCAGTCAGCCACACTTGTTTCTTTACTAAGCATTATTTTAGCTTTAGCTTCCGCCTCTGTTAGCTTTAGCTTTGCACTTGCAGCTTGTGCCTGTGACTTCGCATCAAACCAACTACCTGCTAAATTAGCTATTGGCCCTATCAGTTGAGCAATCATAGCAATTCCTCCTCAACAACTTTTTTCTTTGCAGACGTGGATTCTTTTCCCATCCATATGCCGAAACAACCAGTAAGCGCACCCATGCACACAGATACAAGACCGCTCTGAGCAACAGATGGATCAGGCAAACCCATAAACCAATGTACTGCCTGATATGTAAGGATCGTAACAGCCAACATCATTAGACGTGGTAAAATTTTCCAATCATCTAGAACAGTAGCAGGCATTAGAATATAGCCTGATTTCTGCCACCAAACCTAGAAGCTAAAGCAGCCATAAGCTGTGGGTTTACTTGACCTTGTGGCATTGTTTGCGATCTTCCTTTTCCTGGGCCACCAAATCTACTTGGTGGTCTTTGCGGCATTGTACGCCCACCGCCTTTTGCACTGATGCCTCGCTGCAATATGCCTACATATGGGTTTTGATTTTGAAAAAGCCCAATAGGCGGGCGTTCCATTCTGTCTGCCATGCGTCCAATCTGTTGGCGCTCACCGCTACTCATCATCTCCATAGGTCGAGGCATAGTGCGTTGCATACCACCAAGACGATCATAGTTTTGACCCGCATAACGAAACGCAGGGCTAGTTGCTTGATTGCGTGGCATTGGTTGTGGATATCTTGGCATTCTTTCCATAACTGTTCTTTGGTATCCACCGTCTTGCGCGGGTTGCTCTTGACGCCTCATATAAGGATTTCTAAATCCACCAAGACCTTGCATTTGACGAGGAACAGGGCCAGGTGATCTCATGTTTTGACGCTCAAACATCATACGTGCACGATCCATATTTCCTGCACGAGCAGCCTGTTCTTGCTGCATACGCATACGGTTAAGCATCGCTTGATTTGTTTGCTGATCTGGCTGAACTACTTCTGGCGTTGCGTCTTCTGCCTCTTGCCGTCTATCTCTTCTTCGTCTTTTCTTACGGCGATCTGACATATCTTTAAGCATTCTTTGACTATTAAGACGAGATTGCAAATCAGATCTGCCCTCAATAGATTTATCGCCACGCTCCAAAGCACGTCTTACGGCTGTCGTATCAGCGGTGCGATTATAATAATCGTCTGTTTTGTCTTTGAAACCAAACCCCATTGCGAGATCAGAGCCTATACCTCTAATTCCACCCATTAACCTGTTGCTTATAGAATTGTTTTTAACATTATCTTTTTTTCTTCTTCTATTTTTCATTTGAGACATAAGTCTTTTTGAAGCGGCTTTTGCTGTACCTCTTTTTTTAATTTGAGATGAAGTTCTTCTAGAAGAGCCGCGATCTAAGCTACCATCTGTATTTCTAGGTGGCATTATAAAGTCCCTCCATCCATAGCTTGAGGCATTGTCACAGTAATAGCTGTGTGCTTCTTAGTTTCTCCTGTCCACGATTCACCACAATCTGGGCAGTTGCCATCAGGATACGAGGCAACTTCTTCTGGTGTGTCTACTAAGTTATCACAGTTGTGGCATTGAATAGTGTCTATTGAAGTAGCAGGTCTCCATCGACCACCATCAGGCATTGTAATTACGGTTTCATCAGACATGGTTCACCTATGTAGTTGTTACTGTTACGGAACCAACGGCACTTGTACCTGCTGATCCACGAACATGTGGTATATTTATTTGTGCTATCTTAACATATCCACCATGATTAAAGATAGCCCCAGTTTCTAAACCAGAGTCATCGGTCTGTAAATTGGTAAATACGCTAAATGTGTTGCGCCCCTCTCCAGGGTTCTGCACCTGCTGTACATATACAGAAAACGCTCTAACAATCTCAGCTATATACTGTTGATTGTATTCCTGTGGTGCATTTGGAAAGTATGGTACAGCAAGATTACGAGACATTAGCGCCTACCATCACTACGCACATCAATTCGTGGAGAACCAAGTCTCCATCCCGTGCCAGTGCTATTACTATCCACTCTTACAGCTACTGACCTACCACGTAACCTGACATGAGCATCTTGTGTAAACTGCTCTACAGGAACAGAAGCTGTCTTTTCTACCGCTTTACTATTGTTTTGTAGGTAGGCACCACCAGGAAAGTTCCGTGCTTTTAAAGTAAAATTTGCCGTAGGTGGTAGGGCTGTAGATGATCTAAAAGTAAGATCTGGTATTAGTCTTCTAACAAAAGAAAAGTTATCCCCTTCTCCAATATCAAACTGACTTGACTCAATATAAGAAGTTATAGCAGATGCAGGAGTCGTGCTGCCATCATCAAAGCCTACTTCATGGTTATACAGATAGCCATCTCTAGCAGCAGCTATTGGGTTTTCCTCTACACCTCTATCGATCCATGCAGTTCTTACCATTGTGCCGTAGTACCAAACACGTTGGAGATAGTTGTAAACAACGTATCGATCATTGTTGTCAGAACTAGATGAAGGATAAAACCACCACACTTCAGAGAAAGATGAATTTACAGCAGCAAAACATTTTTCTGCTTGAGCAGAATTAAAGTCAGAAAACACATAGTCTTTTACAGAACAAGGGAGAGTTTGAACCCCACCATTATAAACGTAAAATTCATTTTTACCCATCCAGTATACAGTATCTTCAACCGCAGCCACAGCAATTGGACTTCTAATTGTAGTGTTTTCTGAAATCATATTAATTCCAAAAGTAAACGGTGGCCCTATGTATTGCATCGCGTGGAGAGACACATCTGTAAACACAAGTATCTGTTGTCTTGTTTCAACAGCGGTAACAATTTTAGAGCCAGAACCTAAACGTAAATCACCCGCCGTGTTTTCTGGAGTTGGAAACCAATCTACTACATTTTCCTGATCAGAAAAACGAATCAGTAATGGGTCTTGTGTTCCAATATTGTTTAATGGATCACACCCAAAAGCAATAACATGCCGATCAACATCCGATACAAGAACTTTTGTTGCAATCGTTGGAGCCGTGTTTGCACCTGCAAGAGAACTTATCGCAACAGCAGGATTGTTTGTAAGCCCCCCAGAGGGTTGCCAATAATATATCCCACCATTCATTACATTTATAAGTAAGTTTTCACCAAAGTTATCATGTGTCCATACTCGTAGTGTGTCAGTAATTAAATCAACAGATGCAGCAGAGTTCCAAGTTCCCCTAGACCATGTTCCTGCACCCCATCCTGTGCCAACCACACTAGTATCTAAACCTACGTTTATCTGATACTTACCAATAACAGAACTCCCACCATTTCCACTATCCGATGAGTTTGCTACGACTGGAGTTGGAGAATACTGTCCGTTTACAGTTACACTGCTTATTGCCCCTACGGTTCTTGCTTGAACAGTATAAGTAGAAGAGTCAGTTATGCTAACAATCTGATACTCTTGGTTTAAGACAGCCGCAGTTATATTTCCCCCTAGTGAAGCTGCGCCACTAAAAGTCACGAAGTCGTTTACAACGGCACCATGGCTTGGATCAGAAACGGTGATTGTTGATGACCCGTTTGATGCAGAGAACGTTACGTCCCCTGCTGCTGTTGTTGATCTTATTGGAGTGATGTCATAATAACCCTGACCGTATTCGGCATAGTATTTTAAATGTGTACCAACACCTATGTACCCATCTAGGTTAAGCGTTCTCCAAGGCCATAAAGCACGACAAGAGCCTAAGAATGAAGTGCTGCCCAACTTACTCCAACCACCAATCTTTTCAGGAAAACCTTGACGAAAACGTACCTTATCCCCGTCAAACCAACCCCCTTCATTTGTGTAAGAAGTTGTTTCCCTATTTATTCCTGGCTGAAATTGGAGTTTGGTTAGTGGCATCTAGCATCCTATGCGTTAAGTGCGTCTAAATCATTCCAAACACGTTGAGCGTGTGCAGCGGCATCAAAATCAGTCGTTGCATTTGGATCTTCGTCTGTTGGTGCAGGGTCTTTCCAACTGTTTGCCGAAGCCTGTGCCGCAAGGTAAGTCTGTAGATTATCTTTAGATGTGATCTCTTCAATCGCACCAGATATATCTGCGCCATTGTCAGAAATGCCGATCATAATCCAATCTTGTGGACTAGCTGTACCACTATCTGCAACAGGATACATACCGCCTGTTGACTGTGATACACCAAACTTTAACCAAGTCGGTATCGTGCCATTACTTTCTAGTCTGTACTTTACTACTTTGTGTGCCATTTTTCTTATCCTCTAGCTGTGGGGTATTAGTTAAACTTGTTTTATCTAGTATATCAAAACCACGACTGTTAGCAAAGTCTCCTGGGCAATGCGCCCACTTTTCTGCACATGCCTCTAGCCATTGCACCGTATGAAAATGCTCTGGCGCTTTGCCCTCTTTCATTACTTCATTTTCCCATTGAAGGTATCCAAACACTTCAGCTTGGGCTTGCGCTGCGTTAATTCCTAAATCAAATAAATAAATTAAATTACCTTCATCAATCTGACCACCACGAGAACGAGCCGCATTCAACGCCTGTTTCATGTTCGTCATAATGTGGTACTTAATTTCTTCTAACTCATAGTCTTCTTCGGTAAGCTCATCCTTGCCGATTTTCTTCATCAGATTGTCATACTGATTGGTAAAGAAGTTTAACTTTCTGACTGCACCTTCTACATATCCACGAGAGCTTGCCGCTTGTGCTTGCTTTTCGTTAATCTTTACTTCAAGCATCTCACGTTCTAAATCGTCTGTTTCTTCTAATAGCTTACGCTCTAGCTTTTTGAGCTTTACTTCTTCCTTCTTCATCTTGAAGTAGCCCTCTTGCAAAGCTGCCTTTGTCTTTTCTATTTCAGCAAGGCTATGCTTTACGGAACGTATAGGTGTGATCGCAGTTACATCTAATGTCACACTCATCATCTGTGAATGAGACTTATAAAAGTTGCTAGATGCCTGTGCGATTGCAGGGGCTTTTTCCTGTATGTTCGCCAACATAGATTTATATTCAGGCTTTGCTTGTGGAAGCTGAATATTAATGTCTGGTGTTGTTAAGGCTATTTCTTGTGTTGTATCTTTTGGCATGTTTTCTCCCTTACAAACCACCATGTGATCCACTAACGGCTGCGCTTGCCCAACGGGCAACTGTTAAGTCGCCAAAGTCACTCGCGTTGCCAGTTGAGGCTATTGTTACAGACGACAGCACATTAGTGGCACCCGCAGAGTTATTATAACCCTCATGGATTACACCTTTTGTACTGTTGCCAGTTGCTGAACAAAAATATGATTTATTACTACCCGCAGGATTAGTTAAATCTCCAAAAGAAGTTGAGTTACCTGTTGATGCAATTGTGATGTATTCTATTGCTCCAGATCCCGAATTAGAGCCTACCCACGTTGTAAAAATACCTCTTGTGGAGCTTGAGGTTCCCCCCATTTGATAATAATAATTAAGCATATCACCAAAATCTGAAGAATCCCCAGTGGACGCTATTGTTATATAATCCATTCTATTTCGGCGGTTGCCACTTGTTCCTGATATAGCACCACACATCATACCTCTTGTAGGGCTTGCAAAAGTAGCAGCGGAATCTGCCAATCGATCTGGTAAGTCACCAAAATCTGAAGCATTGCCTGTTGATGCTATAGTGAAATAATCAATTTGCTGTTTGTAAAGTCCGTTGGACTGTTGACCAAACATTTGACATGCGCGAGTGCTATTGCTTAAACCGCCACATTGCGTACGTAAGGAGGCCGATAAATTACCGAATACTGAACTGTTACCAGTAGACGCTATTGTTATATAATCAATTCTAGCTGAATAATTTTCAGACCCTGATGCCCCAAAAATATCTCCACCACCCATACACAAACCTCTTGTGCTACTAGAAGCAGGGCCACCGCCTCCTCTAACTTGAGACAAATCACCAAAGTCTGTAGCATTGCCTGCGCTTACAATATTTATGTAATCCATCGTATTTGTTGCATAGCTACCACCAAGTATTTGGCCTGCCATAAACACACCTCGATCTGCTAGTGTTGGCGCTATACTATTACTTGCACTACTTGATGTACTTGTTCCCGCGCCTGTCGTTGCCGTTACGGTAAAGGTATAAGACGTTTCGTTGGTTAAGCCTGACACCGTAATCGGTGATGTTGCACTTGTTCCTGTAATGCTTCCTGGGTTTGAAGTAGCTGTGTATTGAGAAAGCGTACCCCCGTATAAATTTGTTGACGCAGTGAAGGCTACATTTATCTTCCCCCCTGTTTCGGGATTAGTTGCAGTTCCAATAGTCGGCGCTAATGGCAAAGTAGGCCATTTATTTGCAGCCTTAAAAACTTCAGCTTCCGCTAGACTCCACACCCCTTTTGCTGCGTCCCCTGTCGGAGTAACTGGAGTCTTGCTTATAATGTTTCCTGTATATCGTTTATCTGACATTACTGAACTCCTCCATGACAATTAGAGGCACTAGACATTTGACCCCCTGCTGCCAAAAGATCCCCAAAATCTGTTGCGTTACCTGTTGAGGAAATTGTCACTTGATCTATTGTATTAACGTAGCCGCCTGATGTAGTTCCTCCTGCAAAAACTGCTATAGTATTGCTAGAACAACCTGCCCCTGCGCCTCTTGCTGATGAAAGATCACCAAAATCAGTTGTATTTCCTGTGCTACCAATAGTTATATATTCTATGTTATTATAGTAAACAGTGGATGCAACACCTCCCATAAACAAACCCCTTGTTTCTGAGGCTCCTGCTGATGAATATTCTCGTGCTGCAACTAAATCTCCAAAGTCTGAGGCATTTCCTGTGCTACCAATAGTAACGTAATCCATCACATTACTACGCGCACTGCTATCTACACCACCACCAGTTACTGATCTTGTTGGAGAAGCCAAAGAAGATGAACCATACCTAGCTACTGATAAATTACCAAAGTCCGTTGCATTACCTTCTGATGCTATTGTTACATAGTCAATTACATCTGAGAAGTTAGATCCGTAACCACCCGAAAACAATCCTCGTGTGTTATTAGATGAACCTGACGGATAACCTCTCGCAACACTTAAATCACCAAAATCACTTGTATCAGACTTTGTTGCAAAAGTTATAAATTCAATTACGTTTGTTGGCCCCGTATAACCACCTCCTGTAACCCCCCTAGTTGTACTGCCAAAACCGCCATTATTTCTTTTAGCAGTAGTCAAGCTGCCAAAACTTAATGCATTTCCTGCACTTGCTAAGTTTATAAAATTTATGGTGGTGTTAATTTCAGAAACATAACTACCAAAGAACACACCTATACTTGTGGGAAAAGGCTGAGGCCAAGCACTAGCATTCTGATACTGCGTTGAGAGCGACCATACACCTTGATAATTTGGCATTATGTTATCTCCACCCAATTAGCTGTATCTTCATCCCATGTATAAAGACTTCCATCAGTTGGTACAGGTATCGGGGGTTCATATTCACAATTAGTTTCGTTAAACACCCAAGACGCATGGTTTAAACCGCTTGACCAAGCCGCTTTCACAGCATTTTGTTTTGTAAGTTTTTCTTCATCAGAAATTTGATCGCAATACCATACATCTCTACATATTCCATCTTCACCAATTTCATACTGCACCCTTTGATTTGTTTCATATGGCCCAAGTATTGGTGCCTCTACACGTATAAAACGTGCAAAGTTTGAGGGCAGGTCTGATGTATCAATGTCGGGAAAAGCCTCCCGAAAATTATCTCCATGTATAGGGTGTTCATGTGGCTGACCATCTAATATTTGAATGTAAAGTTCCATACTATTTCCTACAAATCCCCTGTATTGGTTGATGGGAATGACCTTGACACACCTTTACTTGAGTAAATAAGTCTAACTGCGCCAGTTGTCCCACTTGTCCCACTTGTCTCACCATAATATCCTCCTGCGGCACCGCCGCCATAAGAACCGCCAGTTGAGCTAGGAAAAGCCGCCGCATTGCCGCCACCAGAACCACCACTAGCAGCGACTTTGGGACTAGCATCGTAATTACCACCATAAACTTCAGCGTTACCGCTTTGTCCAAGTATTCCTACTCCGCCACCGCCGCCTGCGTAAGAACCCCCAGAAGGGCCACCCGCGCCGCCACCGCCGCCATAACCCGCAGCCGATCCCGCATAGTAATGGTTAGTGTTGCCTGTATTACCGCCTGCACCACCCGCAGCAGTATAACCACCCGCGCCGCCGCCGCCACCTGGCCCGTTATACTGTCCACCTGATGAAGCGCCACCCGCGCCGCCGTTTCCGCCACCGTCACCAGTGTATGTGCCTCCTGCACCGCCTGAAACGCTCCCAGTAGCGATACTAGAACCGTCCCACCTGTTGCCTCCTTTTGTGCCGCCACCACCTTTGACCGTTGAGGTGTTTATAAAATAGCTATCTCCGCCGTTACTGAACCCATTTCCATTTGTACCGACAACCACTGTGTAACTTGTGCCTGCTGATACTGAAATGTTATTTTTATAGCCAAGACCTCCTCCACCGCCACCGCCTGCGTAACCATAGGTAATAGCAGAAGGGGCACGACCTCCGCCGCCAGACCCACCAACAGCAACCACAGCAAGGGAAGAAACACCAGTCGGGCATACAAAAGTGTATGAACCACCTGAAGTGTAAGCAGTTTGTTGAGGTAACTCAGGAGTAACACTTGCGCTTGCATCGCTAGGTGCGGAATAGCCAAACACATTTTGCGCCCATACTTTAAACGTGTAGTTTGTGTCGTTGGTTAAACCAGTGATAGTAAGGGGTGATGAGGAACCAGAAACTCCAATTCCATCGTTTGATTGCGCCCGATACCCAGTAATGGCAGAGCCACCAACATCAGAAGGCGCTGTAAATGCAACGGTTGCCTGTGCATTTCCTGCTGTAGCACTAACCGCCGTAGGGCTGTCTGGTGCGTTCAGCCCGTCTTGACCTATAAAGCCACCTTTACCTTTAGCCATGTGCGACTCCTATTAGTCGGTTATCTGCTCATAACTTATAACAACTTCTAAATCGTTTGCAGTACCCGCAGTTGCTGTAATGGACATATCTTCTTCTAGATATATTGCAGTACTTTTATCTAACACAACCAACGATGCGTCAGCAGGAACAGATACAGTTGCAACAAGTGAAAACGCAGTGCCTGCCCCATCGTCTGCGCTGTGTACATCTATAGTTATATCACAAGCATTTGTGCCATCTACGTTTGCAACTTGGATCATGTTCACTTTCAGAACATTATCACTCGATGCTGCGTTATTTAAAATCGTAGTTTGATTAGTTGATGTAAGTGCGTACTGATCTGTTTTTCCTAGTATCGAACTTACATTTACAATGTTTGGTGCAGCCATATCTTAGCCTCCTTTACCCAAAAACAATAGCCATAGCTATGGCCTTACCTGTTCCAATTCCAGCACTGCCGAAAGAAACAGTACCACTACCATTTGTAACTAACGCCTGCCCATTTGACCCATCGGATGTAGGTAGGGTAAGAGCCGTTACAAAAGCCTGTAGGTTTGCATCATAAGCCAGAACATCCGACCCAATCGCAACTCCTAAACTTGTTCTTGCAGCAGATGCTGATGAAGCACCTGTACCGCCATCTGCTATTGTTAAATCTGTTATACCTGTAACACTACCACCCGTAATGTTTACACTATTCATAGCAAAGGCATCCGTAAGGTTTACAACCGCTGCACCAGATCCTGCCCCATCACAATATATAATTGCTGTGTCTCCGTTTGCTACTGTTACGTTTGCACCAGATCCTTGAGAAAATATTGCGCTTTGACCCGACCCATTTTTTACAAAAAATAGTTTTGTCTGATCATTTGGCGCTACAGTAATTGTATTTGTACCCGAAGGAGATCCTGCTAATAATAGAACCTTATACTGACCATCAGAAAGAGATCCATCTGTGGTAGTGAGGGTATGTGTGGTTCCCGAAAGAGCTATGGTTCCAACACCATTCGTCAAACGGTCAATAATTTGTAAGTTTGTGTTTGTGGTATTGCCCCATGTGCCAGACTGTTCGCCGTTAGCAATCAGTTCAATACCTGTATTTGTTGTATACGTACTAGCCATGAAACATTAATCTCCGTTAAGGTCTAATTTCACTATACTCTGTTGTTGTGTTTGGTGCAATCTTTGTCCATACTGCGGTCTCACTTGGAACTATCCTACCCCAAACTGTTACTCCTCTTGGCCCAATTAGTCCAGATGCGGATACTCCTGTTACAGGAACATCTATACCTGTGCCTGTGGCTACACTAACAGAACCAACTCCCGTTGTCACCTCTAAGCCTGTAACAGGTACTCTTTTTACGAGGGAGACACTAACAGAGCCAACGCTGGCTGTCATCCCTGCATCTGTAGCTACAGGCTGACTCCATGCTCCAGCACCCCAAGTTGCTCTACCCCAACCAGACGCATCTGCTGTTGTTAAGAATACAGTGACGTTTTGCGGTAGTCCGTTTACAATACCTGTTGCTTGTAATCCTGTGACTGGAACACTCGCTATCCCTGTAGCAGTGACTCCGTTTAATCCACTTGTTGCGGCAAGTCCTGTAACAACAGCATCAACTCCACCCGTAGCAGTAACAGAGTTGACAGAAGAAGAACTACTTAAACCTGTGACATTTATGCCAACGCCTGTACCAACACCTACAGTTACAGAACCAACACTTGCCGTTGAGCCTAACCCTGTTGTTGGGATGTTTGGAGCATCAGCAGTTATAGTTGCAGTGCCTACTCCAGTCGTTCCTTGAACTCCCGTTGCAAGAGCAATCATTGCCCCGTTGACTGAGACAACACCCACACCGCCAGTGGCAGAAACCCCAATAGGTTGTGTTGGTAAACCACCTACGACAGCAGTGGCTTCCAGACCAGTGACGGAGGCATCAACACCTCCAGTAGCAGTGACAGAGCCAACAGCACTTGTAGCTGCTAAACCAGTGACAGCAATCTCTCCAGGGATGGAGGCAACAACAGAGCCAACAGCACTTGTAGTTGCTAAACCAGTAACACTAATGGAAGAATTTGCTTGTGCGGTTACAGAACCAACTGACCCAGTTGCTTGCAATCCAGTAGTTGGAACTGTCGCCACTCCTGTAACAGTGACAGGAGACACACCCGTTGTGACCCCCACCCCAGTGACAGCAATGTTCTGGGCACTTGCCGCTACAGTGACAGTACCTACTTGACCAGATGCAGAGGGAAGAGTAGTGGCAGGATTGCTCCAAGTACCACTACTCCAACTATCTCGCCCCCAACCCGTGAATATTACATTGGCATCCGCCATGGCCTGTCACTCCTAGTAAGAGTTTAGGCGATACGGATAATAGCGTTACTCGCGTCAGCCGTTGGGAAAACAATTTGAAAGTCACCAGAAGTGGATGTTTTATCAGCACCAAAATCTAGAACAACAACTGTGTCTGTTGTGTTAGAGCCGCCCGCTGTTTGGCTGTTATATATTAGAGCGCCACGAGCAGTAATGGTTGCAGATGTGTACGTTTTATCTGCAAAGTCTGTAAACGCTGTAACTCCAGAACTTGTTGGTGTCACATTAGTAAGTGTTCCCCCACCCGCTGCATACGAGCCAGAGTTGCTTACTTCGTTAGATGATGTGTATGCTGTAGTAGCTGCATTAAATGAAGCACTGTTAGTATATAGGGCAAGTTTAAATTGATCCTGCCCGTTTGTAAAATCGTGCTTACCTTCAAGGAGTTCTACCTTGAAAGATGTACACATAAAGTTTCCTGAAAAGGCCATGTCAAAGTCTCCTTATAAGTTCAGCCAGTTGGGGATGACCCGCATCTTTAATTGCATTATACACTGTTGTGCGGTCACTGCGAATAGCTTGTCTCATATAGTATTCCACAAGCTTTTCAAGGTGCTTAGAAAAAGCACGAGCTTGGTCTCTTATACCTGGATGGGCATCATCAGAGACCGATATGATCTTTTGGACACACTGTTCCGCAAGTTCATCTGGTGTAAAACCACGATTGTTAGTAGTCTTTACGCCTACAACTTGTTCATTCTGTGGTACACTTACATCTATTTTAAACATTACATTTCCAACCTTGGTTCGCCATCACGATAGCTATCACGCTTTAATCGTCCTTCTCCCAGCATTACTAAACGACGTAAGGCGTTATCATACCTTTGTTGGTACGTAGCAAGAACATCAGCCTCACCCTTCATATAGATGTACGCATTGATTAAACTGCCATAGAGCAGTACCTCTTCAGCATTATCTCCAAGCCAAGACGTGCTAGACGTTACGATTGAAGGTGGATCATAGTAATAATGTAGTTGGACTAAATAATTGGAATTAGGTGTTGGCCCTAAAATAAAGTTACCCGGAGACCCTGTTGATGTAAAGTCACCATCAAACTCAGAATAGTACTTAGGTGTACCAGTAGATGTCTGATCTGGGTATGCTTCTCTAATAAAATTTACATCCTTTTCAATTAAGAATGTGTAGTTATTACTGCTATCTACCACGGCAAATGAGAACGGTGCCAAGAAGTCTGAGGGTCTAGCCATATAAGGATTTGCGTTATCCAAGTTTGCTGTCACGTTCTTGCGAAGCTCTGGAATCATTACTGTACGATGCACCAGCTCTTCTGTCTGTCGCACAAACGTAGGGATATTGGTCACGAAAGACGTTTCATCGTTCTCCGTGTAATCCTGTATAAGCTGTAGTAACTCAGCGTAATTCATCTACTTATCCATTTCTAGTAAACGCGCCACCACGGGTTGCTGCACCCATACCACGGCACTTACCACCCATACCCATCTTACTAACTTTACCGCCACTAGCCTGAAATCCTATTCTATTGCGAACTTTTGTAGGCAACTTACCAAGACTTGTCTTCTTCTCTTCTGGGACTGGTTTAAGGTTCTTTTTATCCATAGCTACTAATCCTCGTTATAAAGGTTATCAAATACTCTATTTACGTCCAGTGTATAGTCTAAATCGCTTTTTGAATAGTGTATATGTTGTGAAGGTCTGAAATCAGGTGCGCCTTGCCCAGTCTCAAACCAAGCGGG